ATGCCGCACACCGAGACGCACGCCCCGGCCCTGGACGACCTCCGCGAGCTGCTGCCCGACTGGCAGCGTCACCTGCGTTCGCGGAACAGGGCGCCGTCCACGATCAAGAGCTACCTGTCCGTCGGTGAGGAGTTCACCGACTATCTGATCAGTCAGGGCATGCCCACGGCCGCGGCGAGCATCACCCGCGAGCACATCGAGCACTACATCGTGCACCTTCAGGAACGCCCGAACAGACGCACCGGCAAGCCGTTGTCGGCCGCCCAGGTGGCGAAGCACTATCGCAGCCTCCAGCAGCTGTTCCGGTGGTTGGATGAGGTCGAGGGCGAGATCGAGTCGTCACCGTTCGCGAAGATGTCCCCGCCGGCCGTGCCGGAACAGCCGGTACCGGTGCTGACCGAAGACCAGCTCAAGGCCCTGATCGCCACCACGAAGGGCAACACGTTCGAGAACCGGCGGGACGAGGCGCTGATCCGATTGTTCATCGACACTGGCGCCCGGTGCGGCGAAATCGCCCCGCTGCGGGTGGCCAGCGGCGACGACCCTGGTGACCTGGACTTCGACGCCGATGTGGCCAATGTCATGGGCAAGGGCCGGCGTGCACGGGCGGTGCCGTTCGGCGTCAAGACCGGTGAGGTGCTGCGCCGGTACCTGCGGGCCAGGGCGAAGCAACCGGCCGCGGCGAAGACGAACGCGCTGTGGCTGGGCCGCAAGGGGCCGCTGACCGAGTGGGGCATCCGAGGGATGCTGAAACGGCGCGCGGAGGAGGCAGGCATCCCGGACGTGCACCCACACCTGTTCCGGCACACGTTCGCACACCGCTGGCTTGCCGAGGGCGGCCAAGAGCAGGATCTCATGCGGCTGGCCGGCTGGCGCTCGCGCGAGATGATCGGCCGCTACGGCGCCTCGGCGGCCGATGAGCGGGCCAGGGAGGCGCACCGGCGGGCCGGGCTGGGCGACCGGCTCTGACTACTCACGCGGCCTTGCGGCGCCGCGACTGGGCGGACTTCAGGGCCAGCCGGGTATAAAACGCCTTGCGCAAATTCTCAGCAGCCCGGACGCGTTCGGCCGGGTCGGTGATCTCCGGCGGCACCTGGTCCAGGAAGCGGTCGCGGAACGCCTGGCGCGCGGCGGCCGTGCGAGCCGTTCTGTCGATGGTGCGGCCCCAGGAGGCGTGCGCCGCGAGTCGGGCACGGAGCGCGCGCTCGTTGTCAGCCATGTTGGCGACCTTATGCGGACGCGCCGACTGATCATGGTCTGTGGATCTTGTTGTGCCGCAACGGATACGGTTGTCCTAATGTTGTCCAACGGTCTACATGCGACAATAGGCCGGGCGCGGACGAATTCGTGAGCTGGATCACTCTTTCTACTGCTGTTGGGACCACTGTAGGACAACAAAAGTGTTGCGGCACAAGGGATCGACGATCAGCGCTGGCAGTTACAGTGGAAACGGGAACGGGGCCGGCTGCCCAGGCCGACCCCGTCAGATCCCATCTGCCGCGCCCATAGGAGGAAAGCGCAGTGTCCAGTATACCAAGCGACAACGACAATCTCACCGCCACGCAGTGGGCACGCCGGGTCGAGCACGTTCGGCGGAAGAACGGCCGGCCGAACACGGATGCCAAGCTGGTGCTGATGACTCTGGCCGAGCACGCCGACCACGACACTGGCCGCAACGCCTCACCCAGCAATCTGCTGCTCACCCAGGAAACGGGTGTGACCAACGTCGAGGCCATATTGGACGCCCTGGTCGCGCACGGCCTGATCGAGCCACAGACGAACGACCGGACCGGTACGCAGGGTTGGCGAGTGTGCATCGAAGTGCCGGTGCGTACGTTCGACCGGGCCACGCTGAAGGCCATCAAAGTCGAGGCCGTCCAGTCCCGGAAAGACAAGGACGCGGAGCGCAAGCGCCGGCAGCGTGCCCGCGAACGTTCGAACCCTTCTCCGAACCCTTCGCGACACTCTCGCGAACCCCTCGCGAAGGGTTCGAGTCACGCCGACGTGCCCGTGACATTCGGACATAGTCACGCCGACGTGCCCGTGACATCACGCCCACCTCAACGTGACATTCCCAGTGTGGCCAGCGGAAACGGCGCCCACCAACCACGTACGGGACCAACCAAGGGTTCTTCTGACCAACCAGGTGTTCCGACTTCGTCGGCTGTTCCGATGCGGCCACACCTCGCGGCGTGGCAATGGGCAGACAAGCCGATCCAGTCAAGATCGCACAGAGAGAAAGCCGATCCAGTCAAGATCGCACAGAGGGAAGCCTGGGCGAGATACGCGGACGAACTCCGTGACGCCAGGAAGGACGTGGGCAAGCCCTTCTACCAACTGGACGACGAGATCATTCTCTGGACTGAGCAGGACGCGCAGCAACACGCCATCAAACGAGCCATCGACTGGAGAGTCGACACCGACAAGTGCGCCACGAAGATAGAGGACATGGTCACCTCGGGCCAACATCCCAAGGCCATCATCAACGCCGTGCTCCGTCAGGAATGGAACAACTGGTGAGCCGCGCCTGGAGCAAGGGCAGCACCCGCCGCTGGCGCCGCACCCGGGCCGCCGTGCTCGCCGAGAACGCCCGGATCAACGAGGGCAGGTGCACCCTGGCCCTACCGGGGGTGTGCACGGGGGTGGCCACCCAGGTGCATCACGTCGCGGGCAAGCAGGCAGGCGACGACCCCAGGCTGCTGGTGGCCTGCTGCGGCGAGTGCAACAGGCACGTCGGCAATCCACAACGGACAGCCACCGGCATCCGTCGCGTGAGCAAATGGTGACCGAGTCGCATCGTCGCAGGTCAGACCCGGTGAGGATCAAAAGTCTGACCGACCCGACCGGCCAGGACACCCCGGCCCTGTTTTTTGTGTGCACACGATCGAGAGTCGAGCGGTTCCGGATCGGACGAGATCAGAGTCGATCATGTCCAGATCGGTCGGAATCGGCTGGCTACACGATGGCCAGTGGTGCCGGGGGCCGGGGCAGCTTCCTGGCGAGCCATGCGGCGCCGGCGGCGGCGTACACAGCGTCGATCGGGCCGCCGGACGCGCTCCGGCCGAACACCCACAGGTCGGCCCGGCGTTGCTTCTGGGCAGTCGCCATCTGTGCGTCCAGCAGCGGGTCGTGTGGGTGCTGCACCTGCCCGGCGGTGACCAGTTCGGAGAAGCTCATGCAGACGCCGGGGACGTCGTTGGTGATCTCGTCCAGCTTGACGCCGCGTGGTGGCCAGCCGCGGCGCGGTCCGCGTCGTGCGGCGAGTTCGGCGCCGACGGTGGCGGCCGGTCCGTTGGGGAATCGGCCGACCAGGGCGGGCCGTACGCGCTCGACCAGTTCGGGGAGTTCGACGGCGACGGCGCGGCTGCACCCGTAACCTGACCAGGCGGCGACGACCTCAAGGTGCACGGTGCCATCCAGGAGTGTGCCGACTACGGCGGTGGCGTGGCTGCCATCGAGGCTGACGTCGTAGCAGAGGACGGTCCGCTTGCGGTGCGGCGCGAGGTCGATCGGCTCGTCCGTCCCGCACTCTGCCCAGCCGGATACGGCCGGGTTCAGCACCGGCACCGCGCGGCACAGTTGCTCGATGTAGAAGCCGGCGAGCCGCTCACCGCCGGCTTCCTTCGCGGCACGCGCCTCGGCGAGTAGTTCGTCCAGCTCCACCAGGTAGCCCACCAGTGGGTTGGCCTGGCACAGGGCGTCGACATCGTCGGGCTCTGCGTCCTCGTCGCCACTCCATTCGAAGATGCCGAGGCGCGGGTTGTCGCCGGCCAGGGCCTCCGCTCGGAACTGGTTGAGCACGACGGCCTCGACGCCACCGGCGTTGGACAGGGCGATGAGCTGGGCGTCGGCAATGGTCTTCATCGTCGGGGTGATCGCATTGAACGCGGAGAAGTCCTGGTGCTCGCGGAGTTCGTCGAGCAGCGCGCGGTTCAGGGTCAGCGACCGGCCGGCCCGGCGGTTGGACGCGGCGAACTTGTACTGCGACCGGTCGATGGTGGTGATGCACTCGCTGCCGGTGGCGTACGTGGTCTTGCGCACGTCGAGGCGGTTGTTGGTCCACTCGCAGTCTTTGATCATGTCCAGGGTTTCGTACCAGGCGACCCGGGCGTAGTCGCGGTTGGTGGAGGTGGCCAGGATCGTGCGCTGGCACTCGACGAACATCCAGTAGAGGATGAGCACCTTGGCCCACAACGACTTGCCGTTCTGCCGGGCGATCATGACGAGCAGTCGCCGGAACCGCGGCCGCCCGTCGGGCAGTAGCTCGCCCGCGTGGATGGAGAGCCATTTCTGGTAGGGGTAGAAGTCGATGCCCAGCACGACGAACGCGAAGTCGATCAGGTCGAACCCGTAGCTGGTTTCAGGCGTCAGTTCCCGGAGCGGTGGCGTCCACAGTCTCGGCGTGGTGCTGCCGCGCAGCGCGGCGGGCGCGGAGTTCGTCGATGGGGTCGGCGGCGGGCTTGTCACCGTTCACCCCCTTGGTGATCGCCGCGCGGGCGCGGGGCGTCAGGGCCAGGGCGTCCAGCGCAGTCAGCAGTTTCGGGCCAAACGTGGCCGTGGTGCTCGCCATCGAGGTGATGGCGCGCAGCCGGTCCACGTCTTCGGCCAGCTCCGCGTCCAGGTCGGCCACTCGGTCCAGCAACCGCCCGGTGCGGTACTCCAGGTCGGCACCGGCATCGATCCTGCGCGCGTAGGCGAGTGCCAGCTCCAGCGCAGCCTTGTCTGCCGGCCGCAAGTCTTGAGCCCGGCTGGCGGACCTCACGGCGCGTTCCACGGGTCCGCGTACGACTGCCATGCGGCAAGCATAACACTGTTACGTAACAGTGTTATGATAGAGGTATGGCCTGGTGGCGCCGCGCGGCGCGCAGTGAACGGGCGACAGAGCGAAGCGCGAGCTTCAGCGTGTCCGACCCGGCGCTGCTGGCTGCCTTGGGCCGGGTTCCAGGCGAGGTCATCTCGGCGCACGGCGCCATGTCCCTGTCCGCCTGGTACCGCGGCGTGGCCCTGATCGCTGGCAGCATCGCGTCCCTGCCGCTGCGCACGATCGAGGAATCGCCGGACGGCACGCGGACGCCTGTGGGGTCCTTTCTGGACACGCCAGGCGGGGACATGCTCAACCCCTTCGCCTGGAAAGAGGCGTGCCTGATCTACTTGCTCAACCACGGCAACCTGTACCTCCAGCACCGGTACAACGGCGCGGGCGCGCTGTCCTCGCTGTATCCGGTGCACCCGTTCTGTGTGGTGCCCGAGTGGGACGACACGCGGCCGGGCGGGAAAGTGTTCCACGTCAACGTGACCCGCATGGTCGGCGGCCGGGCGATCTCCGAGTCGTACGACCTGGACGCCTCGTCGATGACTCAGATCATGGGGCCGTCGCTGGACGGGCTGTATGGCCTGTCTCCCATCACGATGGCGCGGCTGTCGCTGGGGACCACGGCGGCCGGGGAGAAGGCGGCAAACCGGCAGTTCACCAACGGTGGCCTGATCTCCGGCATGGTGACGCCGATAGCCGACGAGGAACTGGACCCGACCGAGGCCGCGAAGATCAAAGAGGACATCGAGGTCCGCGTGCTCGGCGCCGAGAACGCCGGATCCATCCCGGTGATCAACCGAAAACTACAGTTCTCCCCGTGGCAACTGTCGGCGGCCGACGCCCAGTTCATCGAGTCTCGCACGTTCCAGGTGATCGAGATCAGCCGGTGGCTGGGCGTTCCGCCACACCTGCTGAGCGAGACCGAGAAGGCCACCTCGTGGGGCAGCGGCATCGCGGAGCAGAACCAGGGCCTGGCCCGGTACACGCTGATGCCGTGGACCAAGCGCATCGACGCCGCCCTGACTCCGCTGATCACGAACCCGCGTCGCTGCGCCGAGTTCGACTACGACCAGTTCGTCAAGCCGTCCCCTGTGGATGAGACCACGATGCTGAACACCGCGGTCAACGGCGGGTGGATGACGCCGAACGAGGCGCGGGCTCGGCGTGGCCTGCCTCCGATCGTCGGTGGTGAGGCGCTACGGATTCCGCCCGGTGCGGCTGCTCCTCCTTCGCCGGCCGCGCCGGGCGGTCCCATGGGCGTCGTTGGACAGGGGGCTGCGGCATGAACACGACGATGCGCCGGTTCGCGGTGACGCTGCGGGCCGAGATGGACGGCAACGGGCTGGTCGGGATCGCCTCCGTCTTCGGCCAGGTGGCCGACACCGGCGACGACGGGCTGGAGATGTTCGACGCGGGCGCGTTCGACCGGCTGCTGTCCGACCCGGATAACGACACTGTGTCGCTGTTCAACCACAACCCGGACTACCTGCTCGGCCGCCAGTCGTCCGGCACGCTCACCGTCCGGGCGGGCGCCGAGGGGCTGCACTTCCACATCCCTGAGCTGCCGGACACGCAGTGGGGCCACGACGTCGGCGTCCTGGTGGCCCGTGGTGACCTCCAGGGCGGCTCCGTGGGGTTCATCCCCGGCGAGGCCGAGTTGCGCTCCGTGGACGGCCTACGGGTCCGCGCGCACACCGACGTGGCCCGGCTGCGGGACCTCGGCCCGGTCACCTTTCCGGCGTACGCCGGCACCAACGGCTCCATGGCCATGCGTTCGCTCTCCGAGTTCGGCCGGCCCAACCGGGTGCGGTCCCAACTGATCCGGGCGCGTGCCCGGGTGACCCTTGGAAGGGGTGTCTCATGACGGCTCCCGCAGCTCCGGCCCCGGCCGAGGGCGGCAAGACCCCGATGACCGCGGAGGACATCCTCGCGGCTCTCCAGCAGATCCTGGACCAGGCCGACCTGACCGACGGCGGCCAGCTCTCGGAGGACCAGGTGCAGCGCTACGAGGCGCTGGAGGCGCAGCTCGCCGTGGTCAACCGCACCAACGAGATCCGCAAGCGCCACGCCGCCTACAAGACGGAGACCACGCGGCCGATCCTGCCGGCCAGCACCACCACGAAGGTCGACAAGACCCTGGAGCGCGCGTTCAACCACTACATGCGCACCGGCAAGGAGAACGCCGACCTGGTGGAGCTGCGGGCACAGGCCGAGGGCACGGGTGCCGACGGCGGCTACCTGGTCCCGGAGGGCTTCCGCAACCAGATCGTCGACCGGATGAAGGCGTTCGGCGGCATCGCCAACGACGCCGAGACCATCACCACCGACAGCGGCAACCCGCTGCCGTGGCCGACACTGGACGACGTGTCCAACGTCGGCGAGGTCGTCGACGAGGGCGGCACCTTCAGCTCGGGTGCGGACCTGACGTTCGGGACCGCGTCGCTGGGCGCCTACAGCTACATGGCCGGTGGCGGGTCGTCCCTGCCGCTGCGCGTGTCGCTGGAGCTGACCCAGGACGCCAACTTCGACATCGAGGGGCTGGTGTCGCGGAAGCTGGGCGAGCGCATCGCCCGCATCCAGGCCGCGCACCTGATCAGCGGCACGGGCGTGAAGCAGCCGCAGGGCATCGTCACCGGCCTGACCGGCATCCAGGGCACGCACGCCGGCCTGACCTACGACGACCTGATCACCTTCATCCACAGCGTGGACCCGGCGTACCGGGAGACCGGCTGCCGGTGGTCGTTCAACGACGCCACGCTGGCAGTGCTGGAGAAGATCAAGGACAGCAACGGTGACCCGATCTGGCGGCCGTTCGCGGCGACCAGCACCACGATCGGCGACTCCCCGTCGGCCGGTGCGCTGCTGGGCTACCCGGTGACGATCGACCAGGGCTTCCCGGACGTCGACACCTCCGACAACACCGTCAACTGGGGCGTGTTCGGCAACATCTCGGAGGGCTACGTGATCCGCCGGGTTCGGGACGTGGCCGTCCTGGTCAACCCGTACTCGCGGATGGCGAACCGGCAGGTGGAGTACTCCTGCTGGGCGCGGATGGACGCGGTGCAGCAGAACACGCACGCCTACGTCGCTCTGACGATGGCAGAGAGCTGAGGACGACATGACTGTTCGCGATCTGTTCGCCGCCGACCTGGTGCTGCTCGGTTCGGCCACCGCGTCGAAGGCCACCTCGGGCGCCACGGCGTTCGACTTCGGCACGCCCAACGACCTGGACCTCGCCGCGCTGGACTACCCGCACGACGGCCGGGTGCTGGTGGTGTTCACCGCGACCAGCGCGGGCACCACGAACACGGTGTCGTTCTCCGTGGAGGACGCCCCGGACAGCTCGGGGTCGATCGGCACCACGGCGGCGGCGTCCACCGACGGCACCCTGACCGGCGGCACCGGCAACCAGCACGCCTACACGGCGGTGCAGCTGAAGGCAGGCCGGCCGTGGCTGCGGTGCAACGTGTCCAGCACGGGCACCACGGACACGTTCGTGTGCACCTGCCTGGTGTTCGCGCTGAAGCGCAGCGCGTGAGGGGTAGGCAGCCGTGACCTGGAAGCCGGACTACTGCACCAGCGCTGAACTGAAGGCGTACGTGCGGATCCCGGACACCGACACCGAGGACGACGCACAGGTCGCTCTCGCGGTCACGGCTGCCTCACGGGCCATCGACAGGGCCACCAACCGCCAGTTCGGCACCACCACCACCGCGGTGGACCGCTTCTACACGGCCGAGTTCCAGCCCGGCCACCGGCGGCAGCGCGGCGTGAACGAGCTGGTGTTCACCGTCGCCCCGGTGCCCGGCCTGCTCGGCCCACACGGCCACTGGGCGGTCGAGATCGACGACATCATGGACGACACCGGCCTGGCCGTGCACTACGACACCAACGGCGACGGCACGTATCCGCTGGCCGTGACCGACTACCGGCTGACCGACATCAACGCGGCAGCCGACGGGAAGCCGTGGACCGGGTTGCGGTTCGGGCCGGCGGCCGACGTGCACGCCGTGGAGTTCGGCGTCAAGGTGACGGCCATCTTCGGCTGGGCCGCCGTGCCGGACACCATCAAGAACGCAGCGCTGCTTCAGGGTTCCCGGCTGCTGTCCCGTCGCGACTCCCCGTACGGCGTGGCCGGCTCCCCGGAGGCCGGCACGGAGATACGACTGCTGCCGAAGCTGGACCCAGACGTGGCGCTGATGGTGCGGCCCTACTACCGCTGGTGGGGTGCGCGGTGAACCTCGGCGACGTGATGGACGAGATCGGGACCGTGCTGGAGACCATCGACGGTCTCCGGGTGTTCCCGTACTGGGCGGACCGGATCACGCCCCCGGCGGCCGTCGTCGCCTGGCCGGACCCGGTCACCTATGACGCCACGATGGCGCGCGGCGCCGACCAGATGACGCTGCCGCTGTTCGTGCTCGTCGGCCGGTTCGACGCCCGGACCACGCGGGACCGGTTGGCGGTCTACCTGGACGGTTCCGGCGCCTCGTCGGTGAAGGCCGTCCTGGAGGCGCACACGTACACGTCGTGCGACTCGGTGCGCGTCGCATCGGCGACCGTCGATTCGTACACAGTGGCGGCCGTGGACTATCTCGGCGCCGAGTTCTCGCTGGACATTTTCGGAACAGGGGGCGCGTGATGGCGTTCATCCACGGCAAGGGCACGAGCATCAGCGTCGATTCGGTCGATCTGTCGGCCTTCACCGACAACGTGTCGTACAAGCGGGCGATCGACTCGCACGACGTGTCCACGTTCGGTGCGACCGGCCACAAATACCAGGGTGGCCTCACCGATGGCACGATCACCCTGACCGGCACGTATGACGACGGGTCGTCGACGCCGAAGACCACGTTGGAGGCCGCGATGGACGGCGGCGTCGAGGTGGCATTCGTCTATGAGGAGCAAGTGGCCAGCGGCAAGGCCAAGACCACGGGCAACGTGCTGGTCACGGCGTACGAGGAAACCGCACCGGTCGCCGACATGATCAAGTGGTCCGCGACGTTGCAGTTGTCGGGCACCATGACGGTCGGCACCCAGTCTTGAGTAGAGGAGACGCGGGCATGGATAAGGCACTGCTGAAGAAGGCACGCCTCGCCGAGGAGGACGTGGACCTGCCCGGCGTCGGCGTGATCCGCGTCCGGGCGCTCTCGCGCGCCGAGGCGCTGCGAGTCACCGACACTGAGATGCCAGTGACCAGGATGGAACAGCTGTTGCTGTCCATGGCGATGGTCGACCCGGAGATGTCCGAACAGGACGTGGCCGAATGGCAGTCCGCGGCGTCGGCGGGGGAGTTGGAACCGGTCACGGAGGTGATCAAGCGACTGTCGGGCCTCGCCGAGAAGGCCGCCAAAAGCGGCGTACCAGGAGTTCGAACGACGACCTGACCTGGAATTCGAGTTCTACCTGGCCGACCGGCTGGGCCGCACGGTGGCCGAACTGCGGGACACCGTGAGTAACGACGAATTCGTGGCCTGGTCTGTCTACTACGGACGCAAGGCGCAGCGAACCGAGCTGGCACACAGGATGGTGCGACACGAGAGGCGGTGATCGGGGAATGGCTGAAGAAATCGTCGCGATCCGCGTGGACGGCCTGAAGCAGCTGAACAAGTCCCTGCGCTCACTGTCCTCTGATGCGCCCAAGGCGCTGCGCCTGGTGGGCAACGATGCCGCCGACCTGATCGTGAAGACGGCCAAACCCAAGGTGCCGACCGGGCCGGGCAAGGGTGGCCACGCGGCCAGCTCGATCAAGGCCGCCAGCACGCGCACAGCGGCCCGCGTGAAGGCCGGTGGGCCGAAGTACCGGTACTTCCCGTGGCTGGATTTCGGCGGCCGTGTGGGGCGCCGCAAGCGCACCGTGCGGCCGTTCCTGAAGTCCGGCCGGTACGTGTGGAAGGCGTACGGCGAACAGCATGAGAATGTGGCCCAGCATCTTGCCGACGGCCTGGAACGCGTGATCGTCGACGCGGGCTTGGAGGGCTGATCCGTGGGCAATCTCGGTCCCACCGTGACCCTGACGTTCGCGGGTGACTCGACCAGCCTGGACAAGACCACCTCGAAGGTCGGCAGCTCGGTGACGGGTCTGTCCGACACGGTGGGCAAGTCGACCCGGGAGATCGGCGAGGCCAGCGAAGGGATGCGCGGCAAGCTCACGGAGGCAGCCGACGGCAGCGAGCAGAAACTCATCGGCTTGCATGACGTGGTGGACGGCCTGTCGGGCACGTTCCAGGGTTTCAAGGATGGCAGCGTCACCGAGGTCGCGCAGGGCCTGGCGGACATGGCCGGCGGCATCGCGGCGTTCGTCATCCCGGTCATCGGGTCGCTGGGGTCGTGGTTCAAGACGGCCGCGGTCGCGGTGAAGGGCTTCAGCCTGACGCTGCTGTCCAGCCCCATCACCTGGATCGTGCTGGGCATCGCTGCCATCGTCGCGGCTATCGTGCTCATGGTCACCCATTGGAACACGGTCAAACGGGTCGTCGGCGACGTGGGCTCGTTCATCAAGCGGATCTGGGGCGACGTGTGGGGGTTCCTGTCGGGGATCTTCGCCAAGATCGGCCACGCTGTCGGGGCCGTGTGGGACGGGTTGGGCAACGGCCTGAAAGCCGCGCTCAACGGCGTGATCTGGGTGCTGAACCGCGGCATCGACGGGATCAACTTCCTGATCCGCGGCATCGACTGGCTGCCCGGCGTGAACATCGGCCAGATCCCGCACATCCCCAAGCTGCACACCGGTGGCGTCGTGCCGGGCACGGCCGGCTCCGAGATGCTGACGATCCTCCAGGCCGGTGAGCGCGTGATCCCCGCGACCGGCGGTCAGGCGGCGGCCGGTGGCACTGCCACGGTGAAGGTACTGCCGGGCGCCGACCAAGCCGTCGCCACCATGATCATGCAGCTGGTCCGGTCCGGGAAACTCCAGTTGGTGGCGGCATGACCGGCGTGCAGATCCTCAAGCCCCAGTTCGGGTCCACGCTCGTGCTGGTGGTGGAGATCGCGTGGGGTGCCGACCTCACCGACATCGACGGGTCCGGGTGGACCTGGACCGACGTCACCACCGACGTGATGATCGGTGACGACCAGCTCTCGTTCACGCTCGGCCGTAGCGACGAGGCGAGCACCACCCAGCCGGCCGAGTGCACGTTCACGCTGGACAACCGGGACAACAAGTACTCGCAGAGCCCGTTGGGCGCGAACTACCCCTACGTCCGGCAGGGTGTCCCGGTGCGGGTGCGGATGATCCTGTCGGGCACGTCGTACACCCGGTTCCAGGGCTACGCCACCGGGTTCAACCCGGCGTGGGACCCGACCGGCAACTACGCGGTCAGCAAGGTGAAGGCCAATGGCGTGCTGCGGCGCCTCCAGCAGGGCAGTGACCCGTTGCAGTCGGCGCTGCGGCACTCGATCCCCGGACTGTCCAACCTGGCCGCCTACTGGCCGCTGGAGGACGGCAAGAACGCCACGGCAGCGGCGTCGGGCCTGGACGACGGCCAGCCCATGACTGTCGTCGCCGGCACGCCAGCGTTCGCCAACTCCAGCCCGTTCGACTGTTCCGACGCGGTGATGCAGGTCAAGGACGCCTATCTGCTGGGCTACCTGACCAACCGGACCACCAACGGCGTCGTGCAGCTGCGCGCGGTGATCCAGTGGCCGGAGGACTCCTCCGCGGCCGTCAACAACACGTTCGTGCTGCGCGCGCACCTGACCGGCACGCTCGTGCGCCTGGACGTCGTCTATCACACGGGGTCGGCCAACCTGGAAGTGGTCGTCACCGCCCGCGATGGCACCGTGTACGCCTCCGGTGCCATCGGCTTCGACATCGACGGCACGTCCGGCCGGCTCTCGGTCTGGCTGCGGCAGTCCGGCAGCGATGTGGAGGGACAGCTGTCCTACCTGGGCATCGGCGCTTCCGAGGCCGGGTACATCGACCTGACCACGATCACGAACCAGACCCTGACCGGCTGCTACTCGGTGGCCATCGCACCCGACCAGAGCCAGAGCAACCTGGTCATCGGCCACGTCACCGTGGAAGACGCCGTGACCGACGTGTTCGACCTGCTCGCCGAACTCAACGCGTACGTGGCCGAGACGGCGGCGGACCGGTTCACCCGGTTGTGCGGCGAGAACAACGTGGACTCGACGGAGACGGGCACGCTGACGACCGGCCTGGGCGCACAGTCGATCGACACGTTCGTCAACCTGGCCCGAGAGATCGAAACCGCGAACTTCGGCCTCCTGGCGGACGGCCTGTCGCCCGGTCTGAAGCTGTTTTCCCGCACCGTCCGGGAGAACGAAGCGGCTGCGCTCACCATCGACATGTCCAACGGTGAGATGCCGGCGACGTTCGCTCCGATCGACGATGACGCGTTGCTGAAAAACCGGTGGACGGTGACCCGCAAGGGCGGCGCCACGGCCGTCTCGCAGGACACCAGCGGCCCGCTGGGAACCGATGTGGTCGGCGTCTACGCGGACAGCAAGACCGTCAACCTGAAGGACGACAACGCGAATCAGTTCCTCGCTGACTGGCTGGTGCACCAGTTCACCACCCAGGGCTACCGGTACCCGGCGCTCCCGCTGGACTTCCACGTCACGCCCACACTGGCCTCGTCTTGGCTGGCGTCGGGTGGCCTGTGGTCGCGGGTGGATGTCACCAACGCGGACGCGGTGCTCGAAGGTCTGCCGGCCGGCACGATCAGCCTTTCGGTCGAGGGCTTCACGGAGACAATCGACCAGCACACATGGCATCTGGACGGGAACTGCTCGCCGTACGAGCCGTGGCGCATCGCGGTCGTCGCGGACGAGACCGGGGACACCGGCGAATTCCTGATGCGGCTGGACACCGACGGGTCGACCGTGCACACCGGCGTGTCGGCCGGCGCCACGTCGATCAGCGTCGCCACGTCGTCAGGTCCGCTGTGGACCACCACGGCGGATGACTTCCCGCTCGTGGTGGAGATCGGCGGCATCCCGGTCACGGTCACCGGTATCACCGGCACCAGTTCGCCGCAGACGTTCACCGTGACCGGGTCGACCGTGACCAAGGCACTGACGGCCGGCACGTCGGTGTCGGTGTGGCGCGAGACCGTGCTGAGCATCTGAGGAGACAGAGATGACGTTCACCGCCGGGCAGAAGGTCCGCGCCTCGCAACTGAACCTGTTGGACCTGCTCGCCAACGCGCAGGACGACTTCGACACGGCGTCGCAGGACATCACGAGCACGTCATTCGCCACGCCGCCGACCTCGGCGTCGGTGACCGTGACCTCGGCGGGCACGACCGCACTGGTGATCGCCCGCGCGCTGATGGACGCGGCAACGGCCGGCACGATCTTCCGTGGCTCCGTGTCGATCACCGGGGACACGACGATCACGGCGGCCGCGAACGTGACCAATGGGTTCTTCCTCGAAAACACCTACAACAACCCGATCATGGTCACCGCTGCCAAGCTGATCACGATCAACCCCGGCACGAACGTCTACACGCTTCAGTACTTCACCAGTTCGGGCACGGCCGTGCTGGGCGGCCAGAACCTGACCGTGATCGCGCCATGACGGACACGGACCGGATCGACGAGCTGATCAGGACCACGGCCCGCATCGAGGCGAAGGTGGACCAGTTGGACACGAAGCTCGACGGCCACAGCGAGCAGTTGGCCCGGCACGAGGTGCGCATCGCGATGCTGGAGCGGACCGGGCAGCGCTCGTGGGAGCGGTTCGTGCTGTGGGTGACGGTTCTCGTCGCGCTCCTGGCTGCGGTCCTGCCGCAGTTCATGGCCTGATCAGGCGGAGCCGAACTCCGGCCAGACCGGCAGGCGCTTCACGGCCGCGCAGGACGGGCAGGCGTACAGCCGACGCGGCCCGGCGGCGCCGACGTGCCGGCGACTCAGCGGGCCGAGTGGCCCGGCGCACCACACGCACGCCGCACCGGCGCGTTGGGCGTCGGTGAGCTGGTCGAACCGGACCGGAGTCGGCAGGGGCGCGGACACGTCTCGATCGTCTCACACGGCTCGATCGTCTTCATCGTTCAGTCCGTGCCGAACGTCTCAGCTCCACCCGAACGGCCTAAACGTCGTGGCATCGTTGCTGGCCATGGCCGGTCCGCTGGTATCGACAGGCGAGGCCGCCCGGGCGCTGGGCATCGGGCGGTCGACCTTGGCGCGCTGGCATGCCGAAGGCACGGTCGAGGCTGCGTTCATCACGGCCGGCGGCCACGCCCGGTGGGATGTTGAGGATCTGCGCCGGCAGATCGCCGAGTGGCGACGACGCCAGGCGGCCGAGGCCGACGAGTAGCCCGGACACGACAGGGCCCCGGCGCTGAAGCACCGGGGCACGTGGTCGAACCGGTCACCAGCGGCCAGCCAGGTCCTCTCTCAGCCCGACCAGCTGCCGGCGCATCTCGCGGTCACGGAGCCGCTGGTAGCGAGCCGCACGGCCGATGGCCAGCACTACGGCCGTCGTGCAGGCGACCGGCACGATCAGCAGTCCGAACGTCCGAGCAACCTCGGTCACGCGCTGTACGTCTTCCACTGTGGGTTCCCTCCTGTGTAGGGGATCAAGGCCCCCGGCCGTGTTCGCGGCACGAACCGGGGGCCGCCATCGGCATCAGTCCGCCGAGGTGAACTGATCGATCTCGTCGTGGATCTGCTCGGCGACCCTGGCCCGGTCGGTGTCGGTCAGGCGGGGGTCACCTAGTGCGGTCAGGGCGCGCTGGAGCAGGCTGAAGTACAGCTCCCGGGCGGCAGCGTCCTTACTCACCGGCCGCACCTTCCCGAGGACGCCAGCAGCGCGTGGACCTGCTGCCACCCGGCCGCGGGAAGGATCGACTGGTACGGATTGCCCGGTTGGCACGCGATGGCGACGAACGTCGGCGGCTGCGCGACGGCCACGGGTTCGGTGTTCGGGTACCGCCCCAAGATGGCGTTCAGCTGGCCGGCCAGCTGCTGGTCGGAGACGTGGCCGGCGGCGCTCGTGGTGGTAGCCGTGTCCGCCGGGGTGGGCTGGGTCGGCGAGGATGAGCAGCTGGCCAGCAGGCCCAGCACGGTGGCCAGGACGATGCCGGCGACGGATAGGGTGGCCATCGGATGACGGTGGATCAGGGTCACGGTAGCTTCCAATCGTTGATCGAAAGCCAGCTGTCGGACACCAAGGGATTCGACCGCCTACGCTCGCCGGTTAGCTGCCTTTCAGCAGGTCAGCACGACGCAAACGCTTTCGGCACTCATAATCCCTTGGCCGTGGGTTCAAGTCCCACCCGCCCTACCACCAGCAGTGTGTTGCGTGAACGACCTCTTCGCCCGGTGGCTCTGTTCGTGAGTTGCCGTCGGCCTTGCCAGGAAGGCAATGACGCCGACACGCAGCGCGGGGCTGATTGGGGGCTGGATGTCACGAGGCGAGCGTCGTGTCGGTCGCCTCCGATCTCTCCTCCTTGTGAGCATTGCCAACAGCGGGAGTCGATGGCCATCCCATGGCGGCATTTCCCGACGACCAGGAAGTGACCTTGAGTTGGAGGGTCAGTTGGTCTCGATGGCGGTGACTGTTGCCACCAATTTGCTGCTAGAGCTTGCCGTCTGTGCAGTTTCTTCATCGTACGTCATCTGCTCGCCATCGAAATCGATGGTGTGGATCTGCGTTCCGCTGGTATCACCAGTGACTTGGTAGGTGATTTCGCCGGACAAGCCGTCCAGGGCGTCTAGGTCGTTGGTGAAGGTCACGGACGGCCGATAGCTGATGTCGCAGCCGGCTGATCCGAAACATTCCTTGTCGGTAATCCTGAGATCGACCTTGAACATGGCGGGTGTGAGGCTGACCGTCGGTGTAGTGGGATCCGCGGTCACATACTGGGCCGGCTGGGTATCGGTTCCAGTGTCTGTCGTGTCGCCGGTGAAAGTTCTACCCGGGATGGAATTCGAGCAGCCAGCCACGACGACCAGGCCTGCGAAGGTCGTCAGAGCGACGGTCAGAATACGCTTCAT